TCTTGAGCAAGTTCCAAACTGTACTCAGCTTTGAGTGCTCTGGACTTCGCAGTCACAGTAACTTTCTCAATACTGAAGGCCATCTGGTTGAAGTGATTGCCTGTGGCATCTCCTAGAGCCTCAGCATCACCTGTATTCATTGCCTGACCAACTGCGTACTCATTCTGAGCAGCACCTGAACTGTTAAGAAGACCTGGGTTCTTAGCAGTATCGTCGCCAGTGATGTTTGTACTAGATGTAGTACCGAAACCAACTGCAACTCCGTCAGAAGTTTCGCCAGTGTAAAGACCTTGAGTAAGGTTATCTCCACTGTCCTGACCAGAGAAGCTGGAATCAACTTCATCGTAGAATGTTTCTGTTCCTGTCTGATTGTCGTAGCGACTTCTCATCGCAAAGATTAAACCAGTAGGTCCGTTCATTGGCTGAACACCTGCTAGGTCATAAGCGACCAAGTTAGGCATAGCACGACGGATTAGGCTGATTAGAACGGGGTCGAAACCAGCAGTTGGTGTATCACCATTTGATGCACCTGCAGCACTACCACCAAAACCACCAGACGCTCCAGCAGCGTTTCCTAAGTTTGTGGGTGCTTCCATGAGGAAGTTGCGTTCCTCAGTTTGAAATTTTTCTTGGTTCTCCAGAAGAACTGCGGTAACCATTCGACGATGTGGATCTGAAATCTTGTCGAGACCTTCGTAATCTAGAAGGGGTGACCACTTCTCCTGCAGTTGTTCAGCGTTGAACATTTGCATTTGATTTTACCTCTAAGTAAAAGTGTGTTTTGTTTTTAATTTAATAAGAAATTACTTCTTGATAACTCTGTTCATGGTACTCAGATAATTCGCCATGCTACCAGAAACTTTTTCCTCGCTTGGTGAACTTTCTTCTGAGATATTCTCAGAGTTGTCTCTTTGAGCACTAGTTGCTACTGTAGGGAAATAAGATTCTCTAAGTGTAACTAATTTCTCACGGTAATCTGCTTCACTTTCAAACTCAACACTTTCAGCAAGAGATGCAAGCTTCTCTTTCTGCGTAACTGCGAGACCTTCAGATACTTCACTTAGTATTCCATCGGATGTAGATTCTGCTAGTCTCCTGTTAAGAGCAACATTTCTTTCGATCTGCTCATTGAGTTTTGATTCCATGTCATCAAGTTTATTTACCATGCTCTCAAGGACATCATATTTGTCTTCAGGGATTGATACATAATGTTCTTCAAAAAGACTCTTTAGACCTGTCATAAAGGATTCAGACAATTCTGCCTTAATACCTTGATCGACTGCTAATTTGTTCTCTTGCATCCACTCATCAGCAACGTACTCTAGATATGAATCTGTACGCTCAGTAAGATCTGCTTTCAATTCAGCAGTTTCTTCCTTGATTGCTTTGATGTGGTCTGCTTCCAATTCTTCTTTGACTGCTGCAACTTTAGAATTAATTGCTGCTTCAAAGATAGTCTTTGCTTTCGCTTGGAATTCTTCAGAAAGTTCTTCGCCTTGTAGAAGTGCTTCAACATCTTCATCAACGCTAGTTTCTTCCTTAGTCTCGGATTCTGCAACGACTTCTTCAGGAGTGTCAATTGCTTCCTTAACTTTCTTACGGAGTTCAGAAGGTGTCTCTTCAACCTCTTCTACAACTTCCTTTTCTGCTACTTCAGATTCAGCAACTGTCTCTTCAGTTGACACTTCCTCTTCTGCAACTACTTCACCTTCAGGCTCGGATTCTTCTTTTTTAAGTTTCCCTGCGGTTTGATCACCAGGCTTAGCACCTTTGTTTACCACATTCTTAACTTGTGCCAAAGAAGCACCAGGTGTTTTTAACTTAGCCGACTCATCATCGGTCTTATAGTTTTCTGGAGTAGGCCCGCCTAAGTCTTCCCAAGATCCGTCGTTGCCAGGTGTTGAAACTCCTGCTGCGTTAGAGGCCGCTTTTGGCATTCCCTTATCGCCTGAGTTAGCACCAGCAGTAACAGCGTTGGATTCCTTAACGTCTACTTCCATTTCTTGTAATTTTTTTCCACGGGACATTTGAATAACTCCGATTACCTTTAGTAATTTACTATATTTATTTATAAATCAAAGATTTGAAAGGAAGTCTTGGAACAAACCAAGTTTGTGCTCTTCCAATCTTTTTTGATCAACTAGAGTGTTGATGCGTCTTTTTGTGCGTGACGCAAACTGTTCACGAAGGTTACCACCTTCCCAAACCCACTCTTTTCCTTCCATAATTCCTGACACAAAAGCATCAGGGGCAGAAGGATCAGCGACGATATCAGCAGCAGTTGCTAACATGAAGTCTTCGCCTACAACTTTTGCACCAGTATGATCTTCTCTTAATGATCCAATACCACGAGAAGAAACACCAAGTGTCACGCCTTCACCTATAAGAGATGATGCGATTTTACCCATTGGTGTATTGAGGATTTGTGCTTTACCTCTAAAATTATTACCTTCTTGTCTAAGAGAAGTAATCTTATGTGAAACACGATCAAGATTTACTGTAGGACCATCTGGATGACCTAACTCTCCCAAAGCACGACCTTTACCAACAAATGATTCATTATAACGATTAACCTCTTTAGCAAGAGTTTGTACAGGGTACATTCTGCCATTGCGGTTTTTTATACCACCTTGAAGAAATACACCTTCGATGTACATCTTTTTATTGGCACCTTTGCCTTCTGTGATGAACTCAACGTTTGAGACTTCTTCTGTGATTAATTTCATTTTTTTAATTTGCGTATCCTACAGCTGTACCCAAGACACTAGCATGAGCAGCAAAAATTGCCTCGGTTGTTTTTTTCTCGACAAATTCAACAGTGTTACCTAACAATGTAAAAGTTCCAACTGTTGATCCTCCAACAGAAGCAGCAACAGTTACTACTCTTGCAGTACTTGTAGTATTGACAAGACGTACTACAGTTGCACTTCCAAATGTGGAAGAACCTGCAGTATCAGTGCCACATGCTGCCTCACTACCTGTTACTAAAGTTCTAGTCATTAGACTCCTCTTCTTGATCTACTTCATTTGCAGTTTCAGTTTCACTTTCAGTTTCTTGATCAGCAAATAAGCTTGAAGAAACATCTGGTTTAAAGTCATCTACCCTTTTTGCACTTTTAGCAAAAAGCATATCTTTAATCTTGTCACTAATATCATTTGCACTAGCTCCTTTGTCGAGCAATGCATTAATTACGTCATCCATTATGTTAAAAATTAACTAAAAAGTATTTATATCTCTCCACCCTTCGGCATTTTTACTTGAGTTGCTTGTGCGTCACTAGTTACATCACTACCATTGACTGGAGCACCCAACATACTTTGACCAGCAAGTGGATCAAGTGGCATTCCAGTTTCAGGATCCATCATAGTTGAAGGATCAGGAAGTACACCATCTTCAATTTCTTGATCAATTTGTGTATCAATCTCTTTAATTTCCTCTTCAGTCTGTTTGAGGACTTTAGTTCTTACATATTCAGCAGAGAAATACCTACCCATATAAGGTTCCATTGCAGCAAGAACACCAAGCTGTTCTTGTAATAATTCATTCTCTTTAAGATCGGAGAAATGATTATCATAAAGATAATCAAATTGAATATGTTCTTCTAATGAATCCCAGTCTTCTGAAGTAATAACATTTTTAAGAATCAATTGAGTCTTAAGCATATCCATAAAGATTCCAGAGAATCTCTTACGAAGCCTACCAACAAACTTGGTAAATTTAAGTTCATCTCTTAAGATCTCTGATGATCTACCTAAATTAAATCCACCACTACTATCCAATCTACTTGATGGTACATTTAGTGCTTTATATAATTTGGTCTGGAAATATTCAATATCATTAAGTTCTCCAAGGTTCTGTCCACCAGGAAGTGTTGTTATTTCAGTTCCTCTACCACCTTCTCTACGTGGTAACCAGAAATCCTCAAGCATTGCCATATACTTACGGTCATCTCTGATCTCTCCAGTATCAGCATTATAAACCAGTTTATTTCTATAACGGTTCATAACATCACGCAGATATTGTTCTGCCTTAATTTTTGGAAGATTACCTACATCAATGTAGAATATTCTTCTTTCTGGAGCACGAGATAATCTGTAGATAACAAGACTATCCTCAACCATTCTTAACTGGTTAAGTCCTTTAATTGCTTTGTGGAGATATGATAGTACTGTTTGCTTATTACGATCTACAAGTCCTGAAGTAACATATACGATTGCATCTTTAGCAATCTGAACACTCTTTTGATCTCCTCTATTTGGAAGCATCACATTACCACTATTTTTAGTAGTAGCATTTGGACTGTAAACATAATACTCCTCAAGTTTAGGAGCTTCAAACATCTTTGTTTGATTTAACTGATCAGTATATACAGGAGACTGATAGTTAGGACCAAGTTTTTCTTGCTTTCTTATTAATCTTATTTTAAGTGGATCGATATATCTAATCTCTTGTAGACCATCTTGTGGTCTCTTTAGGTCAATTACTTTGTGATAATATACTCTTCCATCAATATACCAGGTACGAAAAATCTCATGAGACTTCTTATCGAAGTTCATGAGTTGCTTGATGTATTTAAATTCTTCTCTAATTATTTCTTTTAATTTGTCTGATGCAGGTAAATTTGATAATTCAATCTCTACAGGAGAGTCATTAAGGTCAGAAACTATTGCTTCATTTACAATATCTTCAATCGCACTATCACACTCTGGGTGTAAGCACATCTCACGATATCTACGAACTAAATCTTGTTCGTTTTTGTATACTCCTTCAATATCTACGTATTGTCCGTAGAAACCACTGGATATATAAAAATCTGATTTATCTTCGTCGTTAGGGGGTACTGGAGAAACGACATTTTTGTTTTTGTCGCTTCCACCAGCACTCGGTAACTTAAAGCCAAAGAGCTTTGCCATTGTATAACTGTTTTGCTACTATTATAGCACTATTTATGATTATGCACCAGTGCCTAATTGGGTGCTGCCGTCAGAAGCAAGAGCATCGTACCACTGGTACTGTAACTCTACTGTGAACTCTTCAATTGCATCAGTATTCTCATAACTCAAATCTATTGCAGAAACAAGAGTTGGGAATGCACCAAGGAACTTATACTGTTTTAAAACAGGAACCTGTACAGCACTAACTGGATTTGTTCCAGCAACTGTAGATCTTCCAAGTTGTCTAACGAAAAGATCTTGTTGGTATGATGTTGGATCTGTTAATCCAGCATTATCCTCATGCTTGTTTATGAGGTTCATCCATCTCTCAAATGCATTTCTGAGTACAAAATCAGTATCGTTGATAACCGTAATTGTCCAAGGATCAAATGTACGGTCACCAGCAATCTTAAGATTTCTTCCTCTAAATGGAACAGCAATATTGCTGATATTTGATGCAGGAAGTGCAGCTGCTTTTACTAGAAATCTTGACTTATCAGAAACAACATCTTTTGTTGAATCTTGTGGAATTGCATCATCTGGAAAATAAAGTTCAACTTCGAATAAGTTGGATCTAGTACCACCACCGATCATCTTACCCTTGAATGCATCAAGAGTTCTATCTCTAGTATTTGGAATGTTTAGGTTTGCCATTAATCGTTTCCTCTAATTAATTAAACGTTTCCAACGACTTCTTCAAAGCTAACACCAGTACGGGTAGCAACGAAGGTTAGACCGATGAAGTTGATTGATCTTGCAGGTTTGACAAAGATGTCAGCCTTAAACTGGTTGGCATCGATTATGTCAGGAGTGTTGTTTGTTTCGTCACAAACTACAACGAAATCAGTAATACCTCTCTTAGATTTTACATCACGGAGATATGGTTCAACGATATTTACAAAATTAGATCTTGTAATAACATCATTGAATTCGAAGAGTTGTGCTTTTGCTGATCTCTCGATTGTTGCCTCAATTGTGAGGAACAAACGACGAACGTTGATTCTATCGAATGCAGAAGCATATGATAAACCAGTTCTATCACCGAAGAGGACAATTCCAGCACCAGGTGAGAAGACGACTGGGTTAATTCTCTTAGGATAAATTAGATCTCTTTGTGCTTGAGATGGGTTATATGCTAGTTTAATAGCATTATTGATAGCACCTCTTGATGCACCAGCAGGTGAGAACCATGAATACTGATTGATTGAAGTTCTTGCCATCAATCCAGCAGTATCTCCATTTAATGGAAGCCACCTGAATTTATTGTTGAATCTATCATAAACATACTTGTAACCTGAGTCGAATACAGCGTATGAAGATGAAGTGATTGGATCAAAGAAATCAATAATATTTTCTGTCTGAGTGTCAGAGTTGGTTATGTTGACAACTCCATTCTTATGTGGAGAAAGACAAGCAACACAATCTTTTCTCAATTCTGCAATAGAGACTAGATAATTTGCTTTTGATTGTGACTCCTGTATGGTAGCACCACCAGATGGTCCTTGAATTAAGAAGTTAATCTGGTACTCTGCCTGATTCTTGAACTTCTCATATCCACTAATAACATTGGCAAGAGTAGCACCATATCCACCAGAAGAAGAATAGTTTTCTCCACCTGTTAATGAATAACCTTTGTTTCCTTGTACTGAGAATGAAGTTCCTTGTGCATTTGCATTCCAGTTACCAATGCCCTTTTGGGTATATGCATAACCACCTGCAGTAGCAGTAAGTCCTGATGTAGCACCAGCACCAACATATCCACCGTAGATGTGTTCTGACTTCATTGCCAAAGCATCCTTCCAGTAGATATTCTCCGATGGAGTTACCTTACCGTCAAGTGCCTTAGAGAGATTTAAATGCTTCTCTACAATTTGTCCTGCAACACCAGTTACATCACCTTGATCATCGATTACAACAACGTGTAATTCGTCATTTTTTGAACTTCTTTGAGATGCAAACTCAGATGTTCCTGGTTTTGTAGCAATAGACTTCCAATAAACTTCCGAGTTGGTAAGATCCAATTTCTGATCTTCCCACCAATCTTTTGTACTTGCAGATCTAACAGTTGCACTTGTTGTACCATCCAATCCAACAACTTGTATTGGGTTAGATGTTGTGTTAGCAACAGAAACTTTAGTAAATGTTAGAGATGTTGTACCTGCACCAGCAGTAATTGCTTTGTCTACAGTAATAGTACCTGCACCAATTTCAACAATAGTTGTTCCTGCTCCAACTCCATTTCCACTTACTTCAATATATGTTCCATTATTTCCACCACCAGCAACTAAGTCATTGGCACCAACACCATTGATATTCACAGTTGTAATACCAGTAACGCTGATATCGAATGCTGCGTTAAGAACTGCAGTAGTAGCACCGAAACCAGTGTTAACTACATGGTCAGCACTAGTAACTGGATTGTCAAACTTATTGACACTACCTTGAGCATAAGTTGCTGGACTTGAAACTCCAGCTGAAGTTACTTGGTCAACGACCTTAACATAAACTTCACCAACACCTACTCCAGTAACAACTCCTCTTAGGAATCCTCCAGTAAAGGTTGTAGTTGAACCACTAGATCCTGGATCAATTTTACCTACTAATGTTTGTGTTACACCAGCACCAACTGCAAAATCACTTGTAGTGATACCAGTAATTGTTTGATCTGCAAATCCATCAATTGTGCAAACTCTTAATCCGTTTGCCCATCTTCCTGGATCCTTGGCAGCATAGTACCAATCAGATGCAGTTGAATGATTATTTACGAAATCTTCGTATGATTCTATTTTTGCAGTTGTTGATGCATACGATACACCAGCATTTGCGTTATTTAAATTTGTATTATCTGTTCTGACTACTCTTAGGATACCTCCATAAGAAAGATAGTTAGATGCACTCATCCAATACTCATATTGCGAGTCTGTTGAAATAGGCTTACCAAACGTTTTAAGAAGATCTTGCTCCGTTTCTATTAGAATTGGAGTATTAATTGGTCCTTTCTCAAATGGACCTGCAATCGCACCAACTAGTTCATTAACAGCATCAACTCTTCCAATTGTTAAGTCTACTTCCCTTACCTTGACTCCAGGTGAAACTAAGTTTAGCGACATGTTTTTTCCCTCTAAAGGTATCAAATTATCTAAATTTATTTATAAATTGGATACCCTTACATGCATTTTTACATGTAGTCCCACATGTATTGCATCCCTCCACCCTTATCTCCGTACTCATCAGTGTACCACCTGTCTCCTTCTGGATCTACAAATGAAACTTCATCAGTACCATCACTAATGAACCCAAAAGGTGCCATATCTTGCTCAATTTGATCTCGTTGATCTTCGTATAATTTCTTTCTTACATCTTGATCAGTAAGCTCTTTAAAGTAATCTTGTTGAACTAACCAAGCATAAATTACCATACACATAGCAAGGTCATCATTACATCCATCCTCTGCTTCAAATGAATTACTCTTTTGAATAAAGGTAGTCAGTTCTGAAATAATATCCAAATCTTTGAATAGTACTTTATCAGACTCTACTACTTGCTTTAAGTTTAATGATCCAATCTTCTTCACAGTCTTGGACATCTTTACACCTAACTGTGTTTTGTTGCCAGAGAAACCTTGTCCTACAATCTGACCTGCTCTACCTCTCATAGAACACATAAGAAGATTCATATACTCAAGATCAAAGTTTAAAATAGCAGCAACCTGATCTCCTACATCATTTACTTCACACAATACAAAAGCATTATTGTACCCTCTACAGGTTTCATATATTATATTTGGAAATAGCATTGGTTTAATTGTATTATTCCTATACTTTGCAACTACTTGATGTGGAAATTCTGTAATGTCTATTATCACAAAGGCAGAGTAATCCTCCCCCACACCCCTTGCAACGTCAACAGTACATAAGTAATCATGTTTTTCCTCTGGTGCTGCATAGATATCCAATCCACTATTTGATGTTAATGGTTTCTCATATACTAATGCTCGAAGTTTTGCTGGACTAATAAGAGTATCAACAGACCCCAAGAACTCACATTCAAACTCAACTTTGAATTGTTGTTCTGATGTGTTCTTGATAGTTTGCTCTTTCCAAGCTGCATCTCTATTTGGAACTTCAGACCAATGAACGGCAGTCGGTACATAATCACTCTCACCATTCTCTGCATCGTGCCACA